GATATATCAGAAAAGACAATTAAAAATTTTAGTGGTATCAAATTGGTTGAAAATTTTAATTCTAGCACTCCAAAAGATAGTAGTTTAATTCCAACAGAGTTGTATGGTGTTTTTCCGATAACTCGATTTCCAGCGGAACTTTCAAAATATGGTCCTCACACAGTTAAAGATGTAGCCAAAAAATCTTTTGATGTAGTTAGCAATGTAAATTTTGAAGAAATAAATTTTGCAAAGAAAGTTTTTAGAACAATAATTCCAAATTTTTTCAGAATTAACTGAATATGAAATAGTTAAGGGAAATGATTTATTAGCAGGATTAAACAAAGATAGTTCAAATGGTAAGTTTTGTATGAAAGATAAAGATTATTATATTGATTTTGAGAATGGTTGTTTTACTCCAGCTTTTAAATTAGAGATAGAATATATGATTGAAAGTATTAATAATGGAAGTATAGATTTGAAAGATTTTATTTGGTGTGAGTCATTGAAAGATGAATTAAGAAATGCATCCAAACAAGGCGTTCCTCGAAGTTTTAGAATTTCTAGAATACATATTCAAGTACTAACAAAAATGTGTTTTGGAAATATGATTGCTCAGTTAATAGAAACAAGAAATTTTCATGGAATAATGGTAGGTTTAAATCCTTTTAAAGAATGGCCAGATATATATAATAAATTTAAGAAATGTGATTTAATTTGGGATTTAGATTTTAAAAATTGGGATGGCAAAATGTTACCACAAGTTCAAACCTGTTTAAATGAAGTTATGATTGAAAAATATGAAGGAAAATATCCAGTAGTTGCAGAATTTTTATTAACAACTCTTTTGTATACACCAATTTCCATAAATGATGATGTTTTTATAAGTACTCATTCTATGCCTTCTGGTAGTTTTTTAACTGCTTATTATAATAGTTTAATAAATAAAGGTCTAAAAGCAATGTGGGCCTATAGAAATAATATTAAGACAGTATCAGATTTTTTTAATAATATAGAAGACATTGTTTATGGTGATGACACTCTAACAGGTGTTAAAAAGCTAAATGAACAAACTAAAAATTTAAATGCTATAACAATGGCAAATTTTATTGAATCAGTAGGAATGGAGTGCACAGATGCAAATAAAAATAAAATAACAAAACCAAGTACTCCAATAGAAGATATAACTTTTTTAAAAAGAAATTTTAAATATCATTCTAAGATAAAGCAAATTGTGTGTCCTTTAGATGTAAATACATTAATGAGTGGATTATCATATTATAATAAAGAAAAAGTAGCACAAGATGTTTTGCAAGATAAAATTCATTGCTTTCAAAGAGAAATGTTTTTGCATGAAAATTTATATGAATATTGTGTAGATAAGTTAAGTCAAGAGTGTAAAAATAAAAATATATATTTTAATAAGTTACCAGAACAATATTTAATATCATTATATAAAGAAGAACCAGACAAGTTTTTAGAGATGTCTTGGGGTGGTTCAAAATATTTATAAACATTTAGTCTCATCAAGGTGGGACTATAAATATAACCTAATTAGTTTTTAAAGATTAATAAGAATAGAAAATTTTCCTTTTTTCCTTTTTTCTTTTTTTCCCTTTAAAAA